AAAATCTATGACGTGGATCGCCCTGCCGACAGACTGCGTGAACCAGATCGCAGTCGAGTCGCCAACACCAAGATCCCACCAGGTATCCACCCTGCAGCTCGGGTCGTAAGGGACCGAACCAATGCGCCCCTTCTCGTGAGCCTCCTGCATCTCCTTGCCAAAAACAGCCCCCGGTACATTGGCCACCCAAGAGCACTCATACTCCTGAGCGTACTGGTCAGCCGTCATCATCGACCTGGCTGCCTCGAGCTCCTCATCATCAAGGATCCCGGTCTCACTCGCCCGATAGATCGCTGTGTGCCAATCAGACTGCCCCTCAGCAGCCGTATAAAGCTCATAGAAGGCGTTGTGGCCCCTGGGTGTACCAATGAACAGCGCCCAGCCCTTGCGGTCGCTCAGAGCCGGCCTGATGATCTCAGGAAACAAACTCTCCGGCATATCCGCCATCTCGTCCAGGACAGCCCCGTCCAGGTAAATCCCCCGAAGACTGTCAGGGTTCTCAGCACCCAACAGCTGGATCCTCGCACCATTCGGCAGATCCGCTCGCAGCTCGGTCTCATGGAAGCGCACCATAGGCACCGCACCAGCAAACTGCTTGAGATAATCCCAGGCAACAGCTTTGGCCTGGCGATATGTGGGCGCAATGTACGCATACCTCGGATTAGACTCAGCGCACAGGATCGCATCCCTCAGCAGATGGTTGATCGCCATGACCGTCTTGCCAAAGCGCCGATGACATACAACGACGCCCCAGCGCTTGCTCGAGAGCTCGCCGTGGAGCTGGCCCTGCAGTGGCCTGGGAGCGTAGGGGATCTCGATCTGCATCAATCGTCGTCAGAGCTGTCAGGGCCGGAGCAAGGACACTCGGCGTAGTGCTCCAGGCAACGTGGGCACACAGGCTCTCCGCAAAGCTCACATGGCGCGCAATCGGCTGCGTAAATTACGGGGCGGGTCAGGTCTATGTCCATGCGAGAGACAGGCTCCTGTCAGGCTATATATGTATATAGATCCGGCGGCCGGGTCTGGGGGTGGTGGGGGTCCTCGGCTGCCAGGCAAAGCCCCCGGTGCGGGAGCCGATCCCGCGCCCAAACCTAGCAGAGCCGGGCATCACAGCCCGCTCGGTCACTGCTCGGTCACTGAGCTGCGCTGAGTAAACTGAAACTTGGTTGACATGCCTGGTCTGCCTCGTGCGCGCGAGCCCTGCCACGCAGCCAGGACACTACACTGCTCACCCCGCAGTAACGGCCCCGCCTTGCCAGCTCAGCGTGATCGCCCCGCTGGTCTGCTGCTTGTCGTCTGCCTTGTCTCTGATCCCGAGCGGCTGCATCTGCCTTATGTGCTTGTCCTTGTGGTCAGCCTCGAGGCGACGACGCTGCACCTCAGCCATAGCCAGCTTTGGATCTGTCGGCAGCTCAGCCTCGACCAGGTCAAGGATCTGGTCACGCATGACCTCGCACTGCAGAGCCCTGGCCCTTCGATATGCGCTGTAGGCATCCTCGTTGTCCTGGACATAGCGCAGCATGGTCCGCCAGCTCGGCAGATGTTCGCTGTGGTTGCAGATCCTGGTCAGGCTTTCGCCTTCCGCAATGCGGTCACAGATCTCCTGGAGCTGCTGCTTTGTAACCTTACGCTTAGCCATACGGCCCCCAAAGAAATGAGGCCAGGCTGTTGCGAACCTGGCCCCAAGGGAAGGAGGAAGGGCTCGAGCTGCAGGGAGCAAAACTCGAGCTTGGCAAAGACTGTACGCTTTTCACGACAATCGTGCAAGCCCTGTCGATTTTCACGTCAAGGCCCTTGGCAAATGATGCCACAGTGCTTATATTCAAGGTGAAAGGAGATTCGATTGACTGACGAAATGACTGTCGAAGTGATCTTTATGTGGGTCGCCGGGGTTTGCACCTTGGGCGGCCCTTTACTTTTGGCACTGGCTACATAGGAGGACTGCCGATGGCAAGACGAGAAGGCAAGCGTTTCAAGATCTGGGAGGAGGCTGTCGCCTACCGCGACAAGCATGACCTCGAAGTCATCATCGAGATCTACGGGGCTCTGACAGGCATCACCTACCTGGTGCCCTGGCAGCCCAAGCCCAAGACCGAGGACAAGCCCGAGCCTGGCAAGCAGTACAGCCTGGCCGCGAAGGCTCGGGGCAAGACCTGGGCAGATGCTGAGATCCCAACAACAAAGTAGGAGGACTGATGAAGACCAAGCGACCAACAGGCAAGACCTGGAAGACAGCCAAGCTGTTCAAGGTCTACCTGGGCATGAAGGCGCCAGCTGGTGCTGCAGGGCTCAGGCTCATGTGGGCCATCGTTGGCCACAAGTGGGTCAGGTGCTGCACACCGATCACCAACGTCAAATTCAAGATGCGGCGCGCCATGTGGGACGAGCTCCCAGCTGGCGACCGTGAGCTTGTCAGAGCTTAGGAGAAGCGACATGGGAATAATTGTTGATGTCTACCGCAGTTTCCGAGAGAACGACGACTTTCTCGAGGTGACTGACTGCACCAACGGCGGGGTCACTAACTGCGAGACCGGCGTCCACAAGCTCACGCTGGTCAACGTCGATGGCCCGTTTGATCCCACGCCCACGCGGCCAGCAGCCTGGCTTGTGCCTGGCAACGTGGGAGGCAGCGCCAAGATCGTGCCGCATGACGAGTACACCAACAAGACCTGGACCATGTTCGGCGGTAACTACGCCGGCACCAGCGACAGCCGGTTCACCGAGGCTGTCGAGAAGATCACGGGCGCCACGTTCTACGGCGCCGTGCCTATCCATGACCGTGTCGAACACTGAGGAGGACTGACATGACAGTGATGACCAAAGAAGAACAACGCGCGCGGGACGCTCGGCTCTACCACGACGAGCTCGAGCACCAGCAGAGCTTGGGCAAGATCAGCGGGATCGAGGCATACGCCAAAGCGACCGATCAGCAGAAGGGCATCATCGCCTTTGGCATGACGCCGGTCGAGATGTTCCCTGAGACATGCGAGTACGGGGGCGTGGCTGACCACCCTGCCTGGAAAAAGGGCTTCGCCCTTGGCTTGATGACGGCAGCCAAGATGGCGAAAGCGATGGTGGTCTGATGGCGATCACCGTGTTTGACATCGACAAAGAGGTGGAGCGGCTCAAGCGCCGCCCACTGTGGGAGCTCAAGGCAATGGTCAAAGCCCTGAGCTTTGGACGCTGGTGCAATACCAGCGAGGAGGAGCTGCGGCTCGAAGCGGCCAAGATGGTTATGAAACAGAAGAGGAAGCGCAAATGACAAACATAGCTCAACAAAAATCAGCTCTGCAGAAACTGGCAGCAGCGTCTTCGCCCATCGACACAGCAATGGATCTGATCGATGACGCCTACCGGGTGCTGGATGTAATGTCGCGGAACGAGGAGCAGCAAGACCTGTTTCTCGAAGTCGATTCCATGCTCACCGCTCTGGTGTCACTGCAGAGCGATTTGCAGTCTGTGCTCGATACTTACCACGACCAGGAGGACTAACATGAAAACAGAAATAGCCTTTGACATGATCCGCGACCTGGGCAAGGCGTTCCGCACGGCTTGCATCGAGCGCGGATACGAGCCCCAGGGTGGCTGGGATGGCGATCTGATGAGCGGCCTTGCCGGCTTCGTCAAGCTCGAGCTCACAGACAAGGACATCCCTGGCATCACCGAGGCGTACACCATCGTCATGGCCAATGCAGCAAAGCTCTGCTTCGAGGCAGCTCGGCAAGCTGCAGCTGAGGACTTCGTCGCCGACCAGGACACGGTAGACCAGGTCACAGCCGGTAATACAGCCTGACCAGCGCGTCCTTGTAACGACGCTTTACGATCCTCGGGTCATTCAGCCCGAGGATTTGTGCAATCCGAGACCACCTCGGACCCCGCTGCCGGAAGGCAGCGCTCTGACATACAGCCCAGACCAGGCGCCGATCCTCGTCATCCATGTAGCGAAGCGCCAGATCCAAAGCCATCTCCCAGCGATCAATCTGCTCCCCCGTAGGCTTGAGCCTGGGCACCTCCATTGCATTGTACCCGTAAGCCATGCCATCCCTGGGATAGTCTGGCCAGCCTGACATGCGCTGTCTGCGAAAGGCAGCCGGGAGCTTGCGCTCAGTCTCTGCAGCCTCGAGGAACAGCTCATCGAGCTCTGTCATGCTTAGCCGCATTGAGCTGCTCCTGCATGGACAGCAGCCAGAACTGCCTGTCGAAAGGTGAAAGATTGGAGACTTCGAGGACCAGCTGCGCGTATCGATCCGAGCTGTAGCTCCGGCGAAGCCGGCGCATGACGCGCCGCTGCAGCTCGTCCAGCGGGTTGGCCCTGGACCGTGCTATAGCTGAGCGATAAGCAAAGCTAGACCGCTTAGCTACGTTAGAGATAATAAGATTAGTTTGATTATGCTCAGGCATAGCGCTCAGCTCAGCGCATAGCTTAGCGCTTTGCTAAGCTGCGGCTGCGCCGATTTTATCGAAGCCAACATTCCTGTCAAGTCCCTTGATGGAATCCGAGAGCAATCATGACACGGCGCCACCAGGGCAGCTCGGCTGCCGGCTCGAAGCTCGAGCGCGCTTGTGCGGCCCGTTCCTTCGCCTCGTTGTCAGCTCTCACCTTCGCCCAGTACGCCGTCGCCCGGCGGCTCTGAGCCTCTCGTTGTGCCTTCGTCCATTTTCTCGGCATCATTTCTCTCCTTGTACCATTTTACCATCACGCGCCAGCAAGTGTCGTTTCGACAAACCGTGTCTCCCGAAGCTAACGAGACCCAAGTCCCAGCAATGACTAAGTGGCCCCTCCCACAGGCCACGCACGAAATCGAGTCCGTGCTCGGCGCAGTAGGCTGTGCCCCCCGATTCATCTTTGACGCCATCAGCTGGCCTTCCGCAAATGCAACACTTCTCCATTACAAAACCCCTCATCCAAAATTTTTCTCGACCTTGTCACAGCCACCCCAGCTGGGTTGAGCCCGTGAAGCCCCGTTCCCACACATACCAGGCATAGGCCGTCGTTCCGCTGTGAGGCCTGGCCTCCTCGTCACCACGCCAGATTGTCAGTCTTTGCGAAAAGACGTGCACCCTGGCTGGCGGATTCTTGCGGAACAAACGCTCAAAACGCTTCTGCCCCTCGAGGAAGCTCAAGCGCAGCAACCAAGCGTGTTTGCGTACATGCAAATAAATCGCATGTTTGATGAACTCCTCGGCGAGCCGGTAAGGCGGATTAGTCACGATGCAGTCGGCTTGGCGCCGCTGCTCAAGCAGGAAATCAATGCCGAAGCTGCCATATCCGTAATCGTTCAGATCCGAGCTGATGACATCATAACAAGCCATGCTAAGGACCTGGCTTATTGCGCCATCCCCAGCTGCCGGCTCCCAAATCACTTCATCGAACTGCTCGTGATCGAGCAGCCTCCTGGTAGCCACCGGAGGCGTGGGATACCAGTCATCCTTCTGCCTACTCATCGCACCTCACAAAACCATCGCCGTTGCAGCTCTGGCACTCCATCTCTCGCTCGTCGAGATAGCCGCCTCGCATGTAGTCAGGGACAGCGACCTCATAGACCGCCCTGCCCTGGCCCTGGCACTCCTGGCACTCCTTGGCCTCCTCCCAGACGCCAGGAATCACCATAACCCTCACCATGAGGCCCTCAGCTGGACGTGCATGTCCAAAGCCTCAGCGACCTGGTCAACCGACCTGGCCAGATACCAATGGCAGCCGGCCTCTTCGAGCTCGTCTCGAATCTGTTTCTGGTTGGCGCTCAGGCTGCCGCCCTTGGGCCGCTTGAGCTCAATGAAGATCGCGCAGCTCACGCCGCCAATGGCCTGGTCGCCCGGCACAAAGATCTCGAGATCCGGCCAGCCAAACCTGGTGCCCAGGCGCTTGAGCTTCTGCTTGAAAGCGACGTGCCTGGTGCCCTCGTTTGGGGAATGATGAAAGACACAGCCTGGCGGCAGAGCCAGCTGCAGCCAGTCAACGACTTGTTTCTGCAGCTCGTCCTCAGTCACGGGCCATGTAGAAGTCATTCGGCATGACCTCGCCCCCCGTGACCTCGATGATCCTTGCCATGTAGGTCCGACCAGGTATCACCTGGCCGTCACTACCAGGGCGGATGCACCACCTGGTCACGTCCTTCGCATGGCTCGCGCCTAACTTCCTAGCGAGCTGAGCCTTCGACCAGCCCTTTTTTAATCGCCATTGCTCAAGTGTCATGGCCGTGTTTGTAACACAGCTTGACAGATTATGCCAATGGGCTTATCTCAATGACAACGGGTTGGCAAACAATGCCAGGAGGTTTAATATGACGACCATGCCGAATAACCTTGATGCAATGATCGCTCGGTCGAGCATGTCGAAAAGAGAAGTGGCGGCCCTAAAAGGCATCACGCCAGAAACCTTGTCGCGTCAACTACACGGCAAAATACAAATGACGCTGCAGGACGCCGAGCGATACGCCAAAATTCTGGATTGCACACCTCAAGACGTTTTATTCCCAACACCGCCAATACCCATCATTGGCTATTGCCACCTTCTTGCTTGTGACCCTAACGATCCGCAGTGCCCACCCAGCGGCTTCGATATAGAACGAAAGATCTCTGTCGGCGATACAATGGGGAAGGTTTATCTCCCAAGTTATCTTGAACAAAATACTGGAGCCATCGTATGGTCCGCCGATAAAGATTATTCTGGTCCACTACAAAGATGGAAAAACGCAATCGAGCTTGTTGAGCGTGATCCAGTCGAAAACCAATATGTGTCTGAATGTGCGATACAGAACTCATGTTATGTTTTGCTCAAAATTCCGTACCAAGAACGTGGCAAAACCCGTCAACTACTTTGTGGCACACTTTATCCAGAGCCAAATAATCTTTTTACGATCCATAATCCTGACACGGGCGCCACGATCAAAGGACAAGAACTCGTCTGGGCAACCGCAACCCTTTCAGCCGCTTTCCGACCAGCAATGAGGGGCGTGGAGGTAATACTAGATAAGTGACTTGACGTAATCTGTCATGATGGCATACGCTCCTTCACGATTTAATCGTGGAGATGAGATATGCTACTTGATACCCCTGAGTGGGCAGCCAGGCATTTTTACTTCTGGCACTCAAACCCTACTCGAGAACGGGCGAAGGCTTTTTTCGACAAAGCGCACGTCCGGCCCCAGGTCAAAAAGGCCTGGGAAGTAGTCCAAAACCCCAACAGCACCCCTGGTCAAAAGGCAAAAGCCTGGAAGACCATCAACCGGCTCAAGACCGGCCGCTCGGCCGCCATGCAGGGCGGCATTGACGCGCAGACCTGTTGTGACGCCATCCTGCTCGAAGGAGCGGATCCAGCTGAGGCCATCGCAAAACAGATTGCCTCCTATCGCGATTACGAGCCCCGTGACTGGGACGATGGATCCGATGCAGCCAGGCACCAGAAGTATATCGAAGAGCTGCCAGCGGTCATTGAACACGCTCTAGCAGGGCTGCGAGAGGCGATGGCTCGGGAGAACCGCATCCTGGGCGAAATCGAGCTGCTCGACATGCTGCCTGGGCTCGCGCTGCCGCACAACACCAGGCCAGATTACAACCGCCGGGGCGATCTCAAGACAAAATGGTCGAGCCTCGACAAGCGAAGCAAGTCTGGCTTCAAAGCAGCCGCGATCCCCAAGTCTCTCACCGGCATGTTTGACATGAAGAACGTCTTCCAGGCGGCCGGCTTCTGGGCGATCAACGGTAGGCAGCCGCCTTTCCTGGTGTACGCCAACGCCTCGAACTATCAGATATTCACGCCTGAAAACTGCGACGAGCTCAAGGATGACTTCCTGGCTGACGTGGTCGAGGAGATCAAGGTCCAGCACCGCTGCACCGAAAACCTCCTGCAAGCCGCCGAGACCAAGGAGCAGCTCCTGGGCATGGTCGCACCTGACTTCAAAAACATCATCTGGAACGAGCCGCCCGGCTACCTGGCCGAGGCGAAGCGCGTATGGGGGTTAGCATGAGACAGAAACTAATCTGGCTGCACGTCGATGACGCCGGCCGTCAGCTGCGTCCTTATTCCAGGCTGCGCGAAGCACTGCGCGTCCTGGGCGTCGTTTTCTTTTCGATCTTTGCCGCGTTCTCACTCTGGTGCTTCGCAGTGCTGGTCACGCTTTTGATGGGAGGCTGAATTGCAGAAAGAAATCACCTGGCCTGGCGATCCTGGGCCGACAGCTCACAGACATGGCCCT